ACCGGAGCTAACGTCTCAAATTCGTAACACGCCACATTTAGCCTGTCAATCATTTTCTGTAATTTATTTATAGATAGGGGCTCTCTCTGGCTGTCGCTCTAGGATGCCGGATACCCTTCACTAGCCAGTTTTTATGTGCTTGTGGAACATGGAATCACAGTACCGCCATGCTCACAATACTTATTGGAAGGTGGTGACCAGCATATCATGTGGTTCGACGCAGCCTAGTGGCCTCAGATGGCGTCTAGTGAATTTTGGCGTTTTCAGTCCGATCCTTCGGCCCATGTGCTGCACTTCGTCAACTCGGCGGCGATCCGGGCGGCTTTCTCGGCAGCGATCCGCGATGCCTTGCGCTTGTTCCATTCGTCCTCGCGCTGCAGCCGCAGCTTGTCGGCATAGCGCACGCTGGCCTCGATGCGATCCTCTGCTGCCGCCTCTGCTGCCGCTCTCGTGCGTCGCTTGCGTTCGGCCTCGATGCGCTCCAACAACTCGCCGAGTGAGGGGAACGCAGTTTCGAATTCGCCGCGTGGTGCGATCGAGATCGCGTAGAGCGCATGGTCCACATCGGCCTGCATGTACTTCTCGCCATCGAGGAGGCTCAGTTGCTTCGCATACACGCCGATGTCGTTCGCGCTTAGAGCGGCCTGCCTGCACGCCACCGTCGCCATGAGCGCTTTCTCTAGGCGCTGCACATCCTGCACGGATCGCAACAGCGGGCGCATGATCTCGCCGCGCTTCTGCAGAACAATTTCGTTGAAAAGTTGCTCTGTCTCGCCCATGGGATCACTCCGAAATTCCGTAGGTTTTGCGGTAGTAATCCGGGTCCGCGTGGCGCTCTTGCATCTCCTGCACGAGTCGCCCGGTCTTCGACCACGCGGCCCCCTGACGCTTCTCGGGCTCGTTGTGGTACGGCTTGTCCGCGAAGTAAAACGCGAGTTTTTTGCTCCGGTACGAGTTGAACTCCTTCGGCGAATTTTTCTCGTGCTGCACGATGCAACGGCGCAAAGCTTCCAGCGCATCGCCGAGTGACGGGAGTTGTGTGACGGGATTGCTGAGATAGTTTTCGATCTCCCACCTCGCCGCCGCGAAGACGATGCTTCGTTGCGCCGCCGTGATCGTCGCCGCCGCGACATCCGGCTTCGCCCGGTAGTACGGCGAGGCGAGTACGGCCAGCGTCGCGAGGTCGCGGATCGTGGGGTTCTTCTCCGGGTCGGGCGACACGACCAAGGCGGGACCGAGGGGCGTGTCGGGTTTGTCACGCGGAGCGTCCGGGGGTTCGCAGGATGCCGGTTGCGTGGCCGGTGGCGGCGTAGGGGGTGACCCCGAAGGGGGGGGGTTTAAGTTCTTTGCTTCTGTATCTGCATCTGCATTATGACCACACGCGTCCACGCCTGTCCACGTTTGTCCATTTTGTCCACGTGTTTGTCCACGCGAATCAGGTGCTTTTTGTGGACTTTTACGTGGGTTTTTTTGTCCACTTTCTTGTCCACGCTCATCTTTGATTCGAGCCCTTCTTTTGCGCTCACTTTCGGCCTTGTTAGCCCTGCGTTGGTCCTCGTCTCGGATGCTTCGATACTTGCCGTGATTTAGCAGCGCCCACCCGCCGTCAATCTCCTTGATACGCCTACCTTCGAAGTCTTTTGTGCGAGAATCTTCGTCCGGCTCTTGGAAGAGTTTTATCGCCTCGCGAGTCACGCTAACCGACACTCTGGCGCGATTGGCAAGGCCCGGAATAGTACCCCACACCCTTCCGTGCCGGTCGGCCATGGCGAGCAATGTGATCCAGACGATGCGAATATCGGAGGGCTCACACCAGACCGTCGATTCCGTGATCGAGCCAAAAAGTTTAGTAAAAGTGCCGCTCATCGGATCGCCGCCTGTTTACGGAAAAGGTGCGTCCCTGCTAGGCTATTGCGCTCTTTGTTCGGTCGTAGTACAGTCGTTTCAGTCACAACGTAGCTCCTGTTTTTAGCGCAAAAAGGGGTGGCCTTCTTACGAGGGGGTTGTGTTCAGGGATTCAGATCGAAAGCACCTTGGCAGGGGGAGACGATCTAATCCAGCGAATTTGATAAAGGCCCGGTGAAAACCGGGCTTTTTGCTGCCCTAAAAACTCCTTGATTCAACTACGCATCATAGCGCGTTTCACCGATGAGTAATACACAATCGGTAACAGGGGAATCAGCCTGCAAAATGGGGTATTTGGCGGGTTTAGGCCGCGCACAACGTTACCGTCAGGATCAACGGCGTTAGGTAGGTCTATGAGGTTAGACCTGCTCATCTGCAGCGTCAAGGCTCATGCGGTGCGGTCACAAGCTGCAATCGCATACGCTTCTCGCCCTGGCCGACACTCGCCTGCGATCCACCGAAGCCATCCATAGGCAAAATGCCCTTGTAACAGTGGGGGCATGTGGGAACGTACTTCCGTCTGCGCCAAGCCTTTTCGACACGCAGCGCGGCGGTGTGAGTGAGCGCCGTAGCCATGTCCTTCTCTAGCGCCTCGCGTGCGGAATCGAGACGATCTTTGATGGTTTTGAAGTTGCGCACCATGCGCATGAAGGCCCACCATGGATCGATTTGTTTCTCACACTGTTCGCACTCAACGGTGCGTCCTGTCTCGCTGTACACGAGGTTGCGATGCGGGCATTCTGTGTCGCCTTGGAAGGTGAGCCCTAGCGTGTCCGGCTTCACCTCAACGCGGAAATCGCCGATGTCATAGACCGTCGCCATCATTGGCCCCCTCTGACGGTGCCTCGGCTGCGAGCTTCCCCGCCTCGGACTTGCGCCACGCTTTGAAGAGCTTGATCTCATCAGGCGTCGCAGGCTGCATACAGTACCGGCATTTCTTCCGCGCCACGCGGCGATGCAGGTAGCGCGTGCGTTCCTTCGCGCACGAATCACTGCATGTGATCGAGCGCTTTTTCTTACGCTCTTCCGACATCGTTTCACCGCACATCACGCAGTACAAAGTCTCAGTTGTCATCCTCTTCCTCCAAGTCCTTCATCGATTTCATAGGGTGCAGTTTTTCTAAATCTTCCAGCGATAACAGGTGGTACTTCGCTCCTTCGGGGATTTGGTAGCTCTCATCGTCCGGGATCGGGAAGATACGCACCTCGCCACCGGGCGAAAGCTTCTGTAAATTCGCAGCAATGGCAGCGCTCGCAGGCCCAAAGGCTTTGAGATACAACCCGCCACGAAAACCGTTCTCATCGGCATAGCTCAGGTAAAACCACGACGAAATTCCCTTCGCGGCAATAAATTCATCATGGCAAAGATGGATGGCTCGTTGTCTCTTCTCTTCATCGGTCATAGAAACTCTCCACGATCAGGAAGGTGCGCGGATTGTTGGGGTTTTTGCGATCATCCCGGTGCGGCACAACGCGAAAGTCTACATCGTGATCGGCATGGATCACACCGGCGTACTTCAGGCCGTCGCAGATCGCTTTTCCGGTGTTATCGGGATCTAGCTTCTGCCCTTCCCCGTAGTGAAGATGCGCCTCAACCCGATAACGGCAGCGCCGACGCTCACGGTCCTCGCGTGGTGCAACGGTCATACCCCTTGCGAAGATCGCGACTGCAGCTTTCCATGCCTTCGCCTCTGGTGACAACTTCCGGCCCCGGTGACCATAGCCGTCTTTGCCGGTATACATTGTGTCCTGCCAGTAATGATTCACGCTAGGCGGGAGAAGGTACTCAACCGTGAATTCAACGTGATGCATGATGGTCATGACCTATAGTATATTGTGTAGTCACAATGAAGAGAATAAAAAGAGTACCTAACCGGCCCAAGGGCAGTCGCGCCGAGGTGATGATGCAATCGATCCGAATGACCAAGAGCGACAACCGCAGCATGAAGGCGGCAGCGGCCCGCCAAGGCGTAACCTTCAATCGTTGGGCGACTACGATCCTATTGCGAGCGGTCCAGAGAGAGAGTAAAAATGCCGACTGAAGAGGAAGTTCTCAAAGAAATTTTCGAAAAAGCTACCGGCAAAGTCGCAAGGCTTCTGGATGCAATGCTGAAGCTGAATGTGGCCGCAGACGCAGAAATTATGAGCGTGAACGTGTTCACGATCGTCGCAGCGTCACATCACGGCAATATCGATGGATCACGGCTGCAGCTATGCGATCAGTGCGGCGCGGAAGTTTGGATAGGTCCGGGCTCACAGCGAAAAATCGACGCTCGCGGAAGCCTGCCGACACGAATTATCTGTATCCCCTGTTTTTCGGAAGACATTTTGAAGGAGGAGATGAAAGATGCCTAATTTCCGCGTGTGCTGGCAGGGCGGCGAGGAAGACATCGAAGCGATCGACGAAGCCGATGCCATCGAAACCGCCAAGGACTATGTAATCTTCGAAACCGAGACGATCGAGGATGACGATGACGATGACGAAGATGAAGACGATGACGAAGACGATGAGGGCGACGAATAATAATTGGTGGACCGTCGTTACCTCGGACGCGGATCAGTCGCGCCATGTCCTGCCGACAATCGAGGTTGGTTTATTTCCGACCGAAGAGGCCGCTCAAGAGATGAAGCGAATGCTCGAAAGCCGCGATGACGTTCTCCACTTCGCGAGCGAGGATGACGAGGACGGCGATATTCGCTTTGTGAGCATCGGCCATACCCTCGACAGCAAATGCCCCTGCCAGCCCGTCCAGCGCGGCGATGCGCTGGTTCACAACATGATCCAGTGAGGACAAATGAGCCGACGAGTCGAAGCGCAATGGTGTCCGTCATGCTTCGAAAGAATCGATATGACGCCGCAGATCGTAACGCTCCGCGATCTAGTCACGCACGAGGCTAAAGCCCGACCCGGTGATTACACCGTTTGCATTAAGTGCGCGGCTCTGCTGCGTTTCGGACGGAAGATGCTGCTGAAGATCATCGACGCGTCCGAGGTTGAAGACAAAGCTACCCGCGCCAAGCTGCTCACCGTCAGCAGGACCATCAAGGAACTACGGAAAGAGAACCCTATCAATGTCTGGAAAAACTGAGAATGAAATGCTGATGACACACGTCTTTCGCGGGGGAACCTGCGGCGTCGATCGCAAGGGTACGAATTGCCGCGTGCTGCGGCGTTTTGGCAATATGGCTCAGATCGAATTCGAGGACGGTTATAAGATCATCGTCACCGGCTACCTTCTACGGAGGATCGGCAAAAATGACGAACTTCGACTGGCGGCGTCTTCGTGATCCGAATCAGGAGAACGGCATCAACCGGCAGTGGCGCACCGATCTAACCGCGCTGGTGATGGCTGACGACGAGCTTCGCGAGGCTGGTCGCCGCGTGTGTATGAACAACCTTCTCGGCCTGTCCTATGTCCTGGGCTACTGCCTGATCGATGAAGACGTCCACCGCGAGGCGATCGCCTTTTTCCCGAAGCATGATCCCGAAAAAACTGTCTCCGATCTCGGAAAAGGACTCAAGCGCCGACGCTCTCTGCTCTATCCGCGCAACACCTTCAAAAGCACGCTCAATATCGCATTCTGCGTGCAACTCATCCTCTGCTACTTCACAACGATCTCGATCCTGATCCTCTCAGGCTCGAAAGAACTGTCTTACGCGTTCGTCGATCAGGTGGCGAGCTTCTTCATACGCAATGGGCGCAGCGTGACCCTCTTCCAAGCCCTCTTTCCCGAGTTGTGCGTCGATCGCTGGCGCAACTCTGGATGGTTCACCGCAGCGATCCGGCAGAGCGAGCCCGAGATCATCGAGCCCCTGATATGGGCAAACTCCGTCGATTCCGCGACAACCGGATGGCATCCCGACGCCTTCATCTGTGATGACGTCAACAACAATCGCAATTCGCGCAAATACACCTCTCGCGCTCGCCTGACGAAAGAGTACAAAATGGTGCGCAAGGTGCTGAAGCCGACCGGCATCGAGATCAAGATCGGCACCTGCTACGGACCCGGCGACATCTTCAACGATGAACTGCTGACGGCGCGGCCCGGAAGCTATGAACGCGTCATCAAGCCCGCGATGCGGCTCAAGAGCGGCGAACGGCTCGATGCGAACGGCTTTCCCGATGAGAACGATGTGGAACTGCTGATGCCCTCGATTCTCAGTTACGAAATGCTGCGCGAAGAGTACGAATCGGACTATGAATCCTTTATGTCGCAGTACATGATGGACAACTACGGAGCCTCAGAGATCGTCTTTGACGAGCGCGAGATGCTGCAGGCGATCATGCACGAGGACCGCATCCCCCTCGAAGGCAGATATCACATTGCCTTTCGCTTCCCCTGCCTCTCGCGCAAGTGGGGTACGCTCTCTGGTGCAGTTGGCATCGAGCACCTAAACCGCATCTTCATCGTGCAGATCATTCAGGGCCACTACAAGCCTTCCGTGATGGCGAAGATCATCCACGAGACGGCGCGGCGCTATGGCCTGCACCGGATCACCGCAGAAGAGAGTCCCGGCGCTCGTTCCTACCAGAGCGCGATCGAGAACTATGCGCTCACAACCGGCTGGCCGCTCTCGATCCGATGGATACCGTTCGAAGAGGATGAATCGGTGCGCGATACGGAGATTCGCAACCTTGAGGCGCTGATCGCCACCGGACGGCTCTACTTCTCCGCAGCGGTCAAAACCAAGCCGCTCATCACCGGCTTCGTCGAGTACGGAATGCAGGCAGAGACGGGACTTCCCGATGTGGTGCGGCACATCACGAGTAACCTGCCGATCTCGATCGCCGCGACGGATCAGGAAGACGACGATGCTTGGCGAATGCAGCGCGAGCGCGATCACTTCAACATGGTCTACCAGCGCGGCCCGTATGCCCCGGCAGAGCCCGAGCCTGAAGAGATCGCCGAGGAAGAGCCCTCGATCGAGGACCAACTTTACATGGAGAACGGGCTCGAAATCCTGATCCCCGGACTGGAGCGCTAAGGGAAACTATGAACGAGATCGGACGAAGACTCAGGCTAGATGAGCTAAAAAAGAAGACAGTCGTGGTCGTTGCCAAGGTCGGAAACCCGAACGCGGTGACGGCGTGGGTATCTGAAATCCATGAAGACTATGTGACCTTTTACATGGGTGTAACGAAGACAACCTTTATCGCGAAACGTCAAGGCGATGATCTCGTCGATAACGTCAACAGCACAATCGAAGTCTTCGAATTCCTCGGCGTGGTGCAGGAGCGTCCGCAATGATTGTCAACCGGAGAACCTTCATCGCAGGCATGGTCGCCAGCCTCGCGGTGCGACAGAAGGCGCTTGCCGCGCCACCGATCGGCGCAGTGGATGCCGTAGCACCAGAGATCGTCGCCTTTCACGAGTCGTGGGACTTCAGCGTGCTTGCGGTGCGATCGCGGGTCGTCATCGTCGGCAGCGCGGCCCGCGAACTCCTGCAGCGCGAACCTACGATGTGGAGCGCGGTGATGATCGAGCGAAAACTAACGTAGCGTATGACCCATGCCGATCTTGTAACACGCGCAATTCGATGGATGAGAGGTAAGAAGTTCGATCCGGTGCTCGCGGGGATCGCTTCCTGCGAAGAGATACCCGATGTCATCGGATGGAATTCCCGAGCGAGCGCGGTTGTGGAGTGCAAGGCTTCTCTTTCTGACTACAGGCGCGATCAGAAAAAATATTTAGAATATCGCCGTGGAACCTTCGCCATGCCCTTCAAAAGGGTTCGTGGCCGCACAATCGAAGGCTTCGAACTCGTGGCAAAAAAACGCATGGGCTTCCACCGTTATTTCATGTGTGCTGACGGCGTAATCCCGGCGTCTCTAGTAAGAGAACAGCATCCCGATCATGGATTGCTTTACGTGACGGGCAAGATTGTGCGCACAGTGATCCCCGCGCCTGCCCGCATAGAGATGCGAGACTTCGAAAACGAGGTTAGATATTTGCGTTTTGCTCTCGTTCATCTTCGCGACAACCTTGGGCAGCGAGGGGTTACCTGCAATTTGATAAGAGCAACGCTGTATTTCGGAGCGCAGGACGGAATCCTCTTTCGCGCAGGAATGTCAGCGGAGACTGCAATAGGCGAAAGGCAGGCGAAAACCCCTGCAGGTCCATCACAAGATTGAGACGCTTCCAGAAAAACTGTAGTAGAGTAACCGGCTAACGGGCGTTGTGCTTTCGGGCTATGCGCTCCATGTGGTTGCGGGCCGTTGGAGGAAATTTCTAGGATTTCCTCCCGAACCCCGCTCGAAACCTTCGTGGAGTCGTGTAATCCAATGCCCTCCCCTCTTCTCGCCGATGGCAATGCGACAGCGCCGGTCAGACCGCAGGACGTCACCACGCCTTCGACGTTTGCCCCGGACCCGAAGTACACCGACGAAGCTGTGTTATCGATCGTGGTGCAGGACTACGAAACCGCATCGTCCTGGCTGAATGCAAAGCTTTGGCTGCTCCACTGGCGTGAGTCCGACACCCTCTACCAAAGCCCGCGATCGCAGGCGTCCTACGAAGGTTCATCGATCTCCCGCGCCAACGTCTCACGCTTCAACGTAGCTCGATCGGTAAACTCACTTGCCCCGGCCCTCAACGGGGCAATTTTTTCGGACTCAACTCCGTTCGAGATCAGACCCCGGCCCAACGTTCACCAGAACACCGCACGCGGCTGGAAGGAACTGCTCGCTATCTGCCTCGATCTCTGCGATTTCAAATCCGAGCTTTGCTATGGCGTCGAGGGCATGGTGAATCAAGGCACGGTGATCTTCAAAATCGGATGGGAAGAGTACACCGAGAAACAGACGCGATGGGTGAGGAAGAAAGCCCCGGCGCAGTTCGATATGCCCCTCGGAGGCCCGCCAGTCCTCGTCTTTACCAAAGAGACGGATGAGTTTGAAAAGGTCACAAAGGATGTCGTCAAAAAGCGCCCGATCTTCGAGAAGTGCGAGCTTGGCACCGTCTTCCCTAACCCGAAGTGGAACCGGCCAAATCAGATGTGGAAGGCCGGATGGGTGGTGCAGGAGTTTTATGTCAACTACGAAGACCTTGTGAAGCTGCGGCAGAATCCCGATTACGACATCCCGCCTGATGACGTTCTGCGCTTCATCTTCCTCGGCGGCGCGGAACAGACCGAGGATGCAAGCGTCGTCAGCGATACATTGCAATCGAATCCGGCAGTCGCTCACGCGGAACAGCAGGATGAAAATTTCAGCACCGACCCGCTATTGCAGCCGATGCAAATCCTCGAATGGTGGAGCGAGGACAAGGTTCGCGTGGTCCTGCAGCAAAAGGTGGTCATTCGAAAAGACGATCACGAGCTTGGACAAATTCCCTTCCTCTCGGCGAACTTCTGGAACATCGAAAATTCAGGCTTCGGGATGGGCGTGGGGCGCATTTCCGGCAGCGATCAAAGAGTCGATCAGGGGATCACGAACGCGGCTTTGGACATCATCGCTTATGCCGTGCAGCCCGAGTACGCGATCGCTCGCGGCGCGAACGTGCCGACGCAGGAGCAACGGCGCAGGCTAGGCGGCATTCGCATCGTCGATGGAACGGATGCAACAAGGGCCGTCGCTCTGGTGCCGCAGCCGAGCGTCCCTAGTGACGCATGGCGGGCGCTGCAGGTATCGAACAATGCTGCCGAGGCCACCACCGGAGCGGATCAGGCCGCAGTCCAAGGCGTGTTACCGGGGCGAGGTTCGAGCGTCGGCAGGTCCGGCACTGGCGCGGGAATGCTGCAGGCAGCATCGCAGGGCCGGTTACAGGCACCTGTAGAGCGCGTGATCGATGGCGTGGTGCTTCCCTTCATCAAGTTCCTCTGGAATCAGGTCAAACAAAGCTTCACCGTGCAGGAGATCAGAGCGCTGCTTGGCAACAATATGGCCGACGCGATCATGATCGACTTCAACGATTTCTATAACGCCGATCTCAAGTTTGATACGCTCGCCGGGACGCGTCTCGCGGCCCGTACACGCATGGCGCAGTCGCTTCCCTTCCTGTTAGAAATCTTCGGCACACCGGCGCTGGTGCAGCAGCTTGGGCAAATCGGCTGGAAGGTCAATGTCCTCGAAGTAACAAACATGGTGATGGACATCAGTGAGTGGAAGAACCAGCGCGATCTCATCGTCGAGATGACGGATGAAGAGAAGCAGATGATGATGCAGTCGAATCCCGAGGCGATCCGGGCGCAGGCGGCAATGGCGCAGCAGCAGCAGCAACATCAGAACGATGTCGAACTGGAAGACATGAAGATCAATGGACGTATCGCTGCGGAGAGCGTCAAAAACCAAGGCAAAAAGTTGATCGAGTCGCCGCTACAGCGGGCCATAAGCTACGCGCAGCGATCAGCAGACCGCGATGCGATCAATAGCAGTCCGTACTTCATGGGATCGGCACAATGAACCATAAACGTACAGAGCGCAGGGTGGGCGTGACCGATAAAATCTCGCACAGCGCGGAGCGTAATCTCTTCGTGCTGATTCACTCTGAGACGTGGGGAGATCTTCTCGATGTACTCGAACGTTGCTGCGTCGAGATCGAGACGCAGTTGATAAGCGTGGATGTAGCGAATACGCGGGCCGTGCTGGAAAATCACAAACTCAGTAAGGCGGCGTGGGTCATCTTCGAACGTATGCAGGATCGAATCATTGCAGCGAGTCAGACTTATTCCAGCAGTGTTGCCACACAACCCATAGAGCCAGAGCTAACAGCAGAGGAAGCCGAGCGGGAATTCACGCTTAACCCGACGCGCTTCCCTCCCCTGCAGGAAGTCGATGAAGGCTTCGGCGTCTGATGGAATTTTTCGAGTGGAGCGGAAACAAATGCGCAAAGAATGGTTGAACAATCGACAGCCTGACGCAGACGGTTACTACACGCTGATTATTAAAAACAGCCAAGGCAAGGTGATATCAACGTATCGTCGCAAATCGGAGTCAGAAATTCTCGATGACCTCGCGGATACTGCAGTCAATGCGAACCGCAAGCTAGGGCAGATACTCGGCAAACCCGATCGCGCCAATCCACCGGCCCCTGCAAGCTTCAGCGATCGCGAAAAAGTCGATATGGGCAGCGCTGTAACCGCCGACCCTAACAAGCTGGTGGATACCGTCCAGACCATCGCGCAGCGCCAACAGGAAGCGCAGCGCGAGCGCGACGAATACTACCGTGGGGAGGCCGAAGCCTTCCGTGCCGCGCATCCCGACTACTATCCCTCGGAACGCAACCAGATCGCGCTCTTCAAACGCCTGCAGGAAAACGGGTGGGACTTGACCCGCAATAACCTCGCGCTCGTCTTCGAACAGCTTCGTGGCGGCGACGATATCGAAGGCGTGCTGGAAGATGCCCCGGCCCCTCCACGGAGCCCGTCGCGAGGCGCGGAAGCACCTTCCGAAGAGGACGAGGAAGAGGAAGAGTTGGTCGGTGCTGGCACCGGGACGGGGAGACGTGTCGAACCGCCTGCAACACCTCAGCCCCGGCGCTCTGGCTTGCGCAGTTCGGACGCCTCGGCGCTCAGGCCCGTACCGACAGCGGCGACCAAGAAGCCGGTTATTACGTGGGAGCAGCTTGAACGTATGCCCCGCGAAGAGTACCGCGAAAAGCTTCGCGATCCAGTCTTTCGACGCGCCGTGGATGAACTCGGCGAAAAGAGGGCCGCGACCCGATAAAAGTTTTGCCCGAAAGCAAAATGAATCCCCGTCCGGCAGGGCGGGAAATATGAGGCGGTAAAGACCCGCACGGAGCCTAATCCTCCACGTTGTTTTGCAAGAGATTTTGCAAGGAGGTTTTTCCCATGCGATCGAAATCGCCTGCCGCTCGATCCGGCGAAGCGTTTGCTCGCCGAATCATTGTCCCGGCCCTTGAGTTTCTGTGCGCGATCGGCAGCTATGTCGCCGTCTTCGCAGGAACTCAAGGACGGATGCGTTTGAACGGCGCTCTCGGCCTCGGCGTGAGCCCCGCCTCGAACCTGACGACCAATCTTCCGCAGTCAACGGTCACAACCTATGACAAGGTTTTTATCGAAAACCTCAAGGGCAATACGCCTTGGGTGAGAGCCACCTCGCGTCGATCGATCGACGCGAACAGTGGTAATCAACTTCAGTTGTTCATGTATCAGAATCTCGCGCCACCGCCGATCACGACTGCACCTGAAGGCACGATACAAACTGGTTTGACCGTCACGGTCCTGCAGAACATCTCCGTGATGGGTCAGTACGCCGATTACATGAACATCTCGGATTACGCGCTAGGAACGGCGATCGATCCGACCCTCGAAGCCCTCGGCGTGCAGATGTCCTATCGGCTCGCCCAGGTCATCAACACCATCCTTCAGAACACCGCAGACTCGGCATCGACAGTCGATCCTCTGGTGGACAATCTTTCGAAGGATGGAGTAACCCCGCTCACCAACACCGATATCACCGCAGCCGTTCAGTCTTTGGCAGGCGTCAATGCTCTGCCGCAGGCTAACGGATCGTACTTCGGTATCACGCACCCCTTCTCCGTCGGCGACATCCTGATCGACAAAACAAACAACTCGCTCACCGACGTAGTGAAGCGCACCGCAGAAGGCATCGAGCTTCTGCGCGAGCTTCCAAGCCCGTCCGGTGATCGCATCCCGGTTATCGATTGGGGCGGTGTGACGTTCTTCCAGTCCACCTATGTCAAGCAAACCCCGAACTACAAGGGCGGCGGCGGCACGGCGCTGCGCACCTACATCGTCGGCAACGACGGCGTAATCGGCGTCAGCTTCGGCGGGCGCGATCACACACAGATCGGCGAGGGCAACTGGCGCAACCTGCAGGTATGGGTGCGGCGGCTCTCCGAGCCCTCTGGCTATGATCCGTCGCGCATGATCGGGGGCTTCGCTTCCTACAACGCGATGTATACGGCGACGCTGCCACCTGACCCGGTACAGCGAATCCGCTACATCGATGCGGTATCGGCGATCGCCTGATTTGAGCAGGAGGGGGAGAACAGGGCAGTCTTCCCCTCCTGCCTCAATCTCTGACTAAACAAATCGGAAGGAGGCCAGAGATGGCCGAAGACAAGATCGAAATCGAATTGAAGCAACTGCAGCTTGAACAGACACGGCATGAAGTGTCTGTCATGCGCAGCGCACAGGAGATGCGCCGGACCCGCGTGAGATCGATCGAGGCATCTCTCGCTGCCGACGCGCAGCGCAGAGAAGCGGTGATGGCCGCTTGCTCGCACCGAAAGGGCGGCAAGGACCATAACCAAATCTATCGCGGCAACGACTCCAACTATGCCGTTGTGAAGCACCAGCTTCCCACCGGCCCGATCATCGTCGTCTGTCAGCGATGCCCGAAGGTGTGGAGAGCGCCGGATCGCGCTCTCATCGCCAAGGGCGCGAGCGCAGAAGATCGCAAACGGTATGCCCGCGAACTCAAGGAATATAACGACGCGATGGACTTCCCGACTGACAACGAAATGAGCGGATCGCAACTGTTCTCAGTAGTCAATTATCAGGAACTTTCACAGGCGGTATAAGCCATGGCTACCAAAAAGAAAACTCCGCTGCGCAGGGCGACACCAGTTCACGCCAAGCCCGCAAAAAAGGCCGCGAAGAAGTTGTCGCTTGTGAAGCGGACTCACCCCAAGAAACGGAGTCGAGCGATGGACGATAAAACGAAGGTCAACGAATTCGAAAAGTCGCGTGAGCAGGGAACCGATGTAAGCCATTCGGCGGCGGGCAGCAATCCCCGGCAAGGCGCTGCCACCGACAAACCGGGCGACAAGGACAAGGAGAAGGACAAGAGCAAGACGCCTGATCCGAAAAAGCCCCACGACAGCGAGAAGGACGAAGACGACGAAGAGGAAGAGGAAGAGAAGCCCGAAACCCCTTTGACGGATGAAGCCATGGATCAGGAAGGCGACCCTGAAAAGGGGCATTACACCGCGAAAGAACTCGCCGACCGTTTCAATCCTCGCCTGATCCCGATTCGCGATCGCCGCGCCTACCTCATCGATCAGGCTCTCAAAAACGAAGCCGTGCACGATGAATTCAACGCTCACGAAGTACAGGCAATCAACGATCGCCGCAAGAAGTTTGCCATGGCGGTGGACCTCGATCAGATTCGCGAGGACACGCTTGCGGCAGGGCTCGCGCAACTGGACCTAGCCACTGACGAGGGCCAGCAAAATATCGCTCGCAATCGGCAGGCCATGGCCGAGGCCCGCAGAGCGGATCACAACCCAACTCCTGTACCGGGAGACACGTCCGGCGGCATCGGCGGCGGCTCTCGGCCAGAGAACCAAGGCGCTTAACTCGTGGTACGGAGATCACCGATGGGCAACTCTACGACAACCCTTCAAATGATCGTCGATAGCGTCTCCACTATTGGCGATCTCCGTCCCATTTTGCTCAGTACGGGAGGCTTCTCCCAAGAGCCCGCCGTCACCATGGGAAACGATGTGATGATGGAGCTTCTGAGCGAGCGTTTTCCGTGGAAGTGGAATCGCTTCAAGCTGCCGCCGTTCTACATCAATTCCAGACAGCAGGATTACCCGATGGTCCGCGAGCGCGGCATCGGATGGCTGGAAAACGGCTTCCGCGTCGATGCCAACTCGCCGCATTTCCCGCCGTCCGTCGCTCCGCTGGTGGTTGTGCGTGATCTTCCCGTATCGCGTGCCGACGCAGGCTGGCCGGTGCGGGCGTGCTGGCTTCCTAACGATCAACTGGAATGGGGAACATGGCCGGGGGCGAACGTTACCTTCTACGACCCCAAGGGTCACCCGAGTATGCCGTCGAATCCATGGCAGGCTATCGAGATCGCAGACGGCTCTTTGCTCAAGCTGACCAAGTACGGCATCACCGGATCAACCGCGCCAACCGTGCCAGAGCCGCCGACTGACGCGCCTGACGACTATCCGATCGGCGTCGTGATCGAAGACGGCACGGTGGAGTGGACCGTATGCGATCCCAAGGCGCAGGGCATTCGTCTGTTTCCGCAACCGCCTGATTCGAGCGCGAACATCTGGCTGATTCGCCTCTTCGCACAGCGCAAGGCACAGCCGATCACCGACATCACAAAGTTTATCGAGCCCATTCCCGACGATCAGGTGAAGTGGTTCCGCGATGGCTTCATCGCCTACGGGCATCGCTACTCCGATACAGATAAGGTCAGAGCCCGCTACCCGCAGATGAAGTCGGAATGGCTGGCGGCGATGACGGCGGCGACGAAGGAAGCGGATCGCGAAGAAGAGTCCTATGGCTTCTTCCCCGATCGTTCGATCATGGCGGGCGATGTAACCGCAGAACCCGGCCCCGGCAATCCATTCGCACGCAACTGGGGAGGTGCGTGATGGGCTTCACCAAGCGATGCGCCATGGTCATAGAGGGAGTACGGTGCAGCAACAATATCCCCGATAAAGACGAGATTTGTTCTGCGTGCTGCGAGGCTTTAGAGAAAGCCATCGCCGAAGAATATGCCATTGCTGCACATGAATCGGGAGGTGCGTGATGGCGGCAACGCGAAACATTATGTCGAGCGCTCTGTTTGCGCTGCCATTCCTCGGATATCAGCCCGTCGATATCTCGAATGGGGAGCCCGCGCTGCAGGCGGCGAATCTCGTCAAGCAAACCATCTTAGGCGCACCTTTTGTATGGCCGTGGAATCGAACAACCTTCGAATTCCCGATCTCGAAAGAGGATGGGCAGGATTACTACACCGATATTCCGGCAGATCAACCCTTCGGCTTTCTCGAAAAGCCATGGCTCACCGATGTCAAGGGGAAGAGCACAGAAATCACCGTCGTGCTCTCGCTCTCACAGGAGAGCAACATTCAACGACCGGCATCGATCGCGGCGCAGGACATCGAAGATGACGGCAACGTGATCTTTCGCATGAACGCGATCCCCGATCAGGCTTACACCCTCGGAGGTTCCTATCAGCGTGCGCCTATTCAAATGACCTCGCTCGCTTCGTTATGGTCACCGATTCCCGATCGCTATGCATACATCTACGACTGGGGTTTTCTCTCGGTCATGGCGCTGCTGACGAAAGATGTACGCGTCCCACTTTTCGCGCAACGCTTCGTCTCGCATCTTCTCGGAGCGCAGGACGGATTGAACGCGACGCAACGCAACATCTTCATCGGCAACTGGCTCAACCTTCTCACCGAGCCCACACGTGCAGCGCAGTCAGCCGCGCTCGCGACGCAGGCCAGAGGGGGGATGTAGATGCCCTCGGCTCTGACGAACTCCGGTGCCGCGCTGCAGCCGAGCGATTTCGCTCCGCTGCACCTCAACCGCATGGTCACCGGCATGTGGTCGAATTCGAATCCGCTGCGCGATGCTTCAACGCCGCTCTATGTGGAGAAGTATCAGGGCGGCAGACAGGATCGCATCAAGTACGGCCTGAATACGGAGATCAGTTCGCGCCTCACGCTGATCCGACGCAAGGGATTCAGAGTTTACAACTCGCGCACATGGCCGAGGATCAACCGCTTTTACAGTTGGAATACGTTCTCGATCAACAATGAGAAGATTCGCGTCATGGTCGATACGGCTGGCACCGTCTATGACGGCACCGGCCCAGATACGCAGGTTGCAGTGTGGCAGAAATCGGCGGGCGCGGGATCGACCTATTTCCTCGGCGTTGGCAATCTTCTCTACTTCACCAACGGCGTCGATAACCGGCAACTCTGGAATGCTGCGCAATGGCAACCAAATCACCCATACAAAATCGGCGACATCGTATCAGAGGCGGGCTACCTGCATGAGGCGTGGGGCATCGATCCGGCGCAGGTATCTACGCTGCAATCGGGACTATGGAACAACACACAGAACGTCCTAACTCTCACCACCGTGGGAGGAAACAATCCGTTCAACCTCGGAGAGAATGTCATGCTCCGGGGAGCTTATGCGTACACCTCTGCCGATGGACTATCCGGCCCCATTGCTCAGGCGGGAGGACCGTATGTCACGGTGTACGTTCCCGCCTCGGCAGGAGTTACCAGCGGTCCAGTAGCATCAGGTGGTTTCGTTGCGAGCCTCGATCGAACCAACGGCGTCAGCGGCGGGACAAATGGCGTGTTCAGTCAGCTACGCGGGGGCGTCAGCATCGATAGCAATATCGCGTGGATCAATCGTGGGCCTATCTCGCAGCAATGGGGAATCACTCCACCGAAGATCCCGCCGACCATCTCACAGCAACAGAGGCCGAGTCCCTATAAATCTTGGCAAACCCTCGCGCTCTATGCCTTTCATGGCGCTTCGAATGACAGGCTAACGATCGTAGTCAACGGGTACGCGCAATCGGCGCTCAAATTCGACTATCCCTTTACTACTGGAATGACGGAACCGAACTGGAACAACACACCGGGGGGAACCACACCGGATGTCTCAGGAACGTTCAACTGGCAAAACGAGGGATCGGCGACGTGGACGGCAAATACAAACTACGTGCAAGATCACGGCTATGCTCGCGTGCTTTTGGGGGCGACGTGGTATGCCTTCCGTGCGCTTACTTCCGGCACCAGCGGACCATCAAGCCCGCAGTGGCTTTCGGCGATCGGCTCGCGTGTCACTGACGGCAGCATGACGTGGATCAATATAGGCAATCCGCTCACATGGAATGATGTCGCCGATCGGCCTGTATGGGTGATCGATCAAATTCTCGACGGCAACGGCTATATCCAAAACCTGATCGTGAATGGAAGCACAGGATCGACGACGCCGAACTGGTCAACCGTCATCGGCGGCATCACCGTAGAACCGCCGACGCAGTTCTACCAGACGGCGCAGTGGCAGAACGCAGGACCGTTCTCTGTTCCAGCAACAGCGTCTACACAGTACGGCTACGCATGGAAAAATTCTGTAACAGGAGATGTATCAAATATGTCTCCTGCATCGACGACCATTACGCGCTCCGGTGGAGCGCAGATCATCGTTCAAGGCCCGCTTTCGCCCGATCCGCAGTTCGATACCGTTGTGATCTATCGCCTGCTACAGGGGGGATCAACTTTCCTATTACTCGATGAGATTCCCGCTCCGATCGCAGGAGATTCGTGGACCTACATCGACACAAAGACAGACGACGCGCAACTGAACACAGAGATTCAGGCGCAAGTGAATGGCGAGGGTACACCTCTGCCATCAGGCGCGACGTGCTTGGAGTATCACCTCGGCAGGCCATGGGCCGCAGTCGGCAATGTCGTTTATGCGGCGAGCGGTCCCGCTGCCGCAGTCTCAGGTTCTAGCGGCAACGCGGGATTCAACACAACCTTCACCATGCAATCGAAGGTGATTCGCCTTTGGGGAAACTCTCTCGGCATGGTTGTCTACACGCTGCGCGATGCGTACCTGATCGCCGTTGATTCCGCGAGCGGGATTCTGACCACAACGCGATGGATCGAGAATCTTCCACTCTTGAACTACGACGCGTTTACCGTGCTGCTGACGACGCCGTATATGTTCAACGGCAATCGCATCGTGGCAACGCTCGATTCAGGAGCGGGCATCGTCGAGATGAGCTTTCCGATCGCCGATCAGGTGGCGAAGATCGATCCCTCGACGGCCTATTGCACCTTCCATACCGGGCCGACCGGCGAGACGGCGCTCTATCTCGCGAACGGGCAGGATCGCTACTTCCGCATGAGTCCGACCTCGGCCCCGGAGTCGGGCATCGTATGGCATCCCATGGCGGCACCGGCAGGAGGCATGAGCGCCATGGAATCTACCGAGATCACACCCGGCACGCGGGCGCTGCTGATGGGACCGGCGAGCAGTGGTCCGATCCTGATGCGCGATCCCTCGATCAACACCGACAACGGCACACCGTATGAGGCTTATGCGGACTTCGGCAGCGTAGTTTTAGCGCTGCCAGGACAGCTTGCGGGACTGGCATGGATGACCCTCGAATCCACGAAGTGCGGGAGCGCTCCGAAACTAGGCATTCTGCTGAATGAGATCGATGGAGATTTCGAGGACGTACCGCGTACCCGGCAAGACCCTACGAACCTGCCGCCGTCGAAGAGTGTCATCAGCAACCGGCACAGCCTGATGCAGAACCAAAATCCGGTGTGGTGCAGGCACATGCAGTACAGCATTTCGTGGCCCGCCGAGGATGCCCCGAATGAGCTTCTAACGACGACCATCTTCGGGCAGACGTGGCAGGAGCAAAGGAGCCAGCAGTAATGCCATCGATTCGACAGTCCGCAAACGTGGATATGACAGGGTGGGAACCGGCCCCGCCGAATCCCCGTCCGCAGGGCATGACGGCGAACGATCCTAACCCGCAGAGAAACCCCGCGATGCTGGCCTCGATGCCAGCCATGGCATCAACTGCAGACGCCTTTCAGAGGCAGTTTTATGGGGGCGCAAACATCCCTGCATTCCGCATCCTTCCGGGCAGGCGCGGAGGTGGCGTATGACGTTCGCCTTCGATCGCTTCCATGTGCGACCTACAGAGGAGCGCGATCGCGCCTACCTTGAGGCTCTGATCGCCAAGGATCGGTATCACGCCGGAATGGACCCGAATTACTTCCTGCATCTGCTACCCGGCGAGGACGCTTGGGCGATCGAGAATGAGCGGGGGCGCGTGGTGCTGTACTTCCGCACATCCGTGGCGGCACGGCTGGCGATGCTCTTCGGCGACGAGGGAAGACTCGAAAACTACCGTGCTCTTACCGAAGGCATGACGTGGATCGAGGGCGTTCTCGCCCGGAACCGTTTCCGGCAAATCATCTTCGACACAGAGGGTCAAGAACTGCGATCGATGGCTCTCCGACGCCTCGGCTTCCTAGAGCTTCCGAATGCCCTCGGCAGGTCGATACACCCAACAGCGATCGACGAGAGCATGGCGGCACTGTGGAACCGCCTTCCACAAGCATCTAGGGATGGGGGGTAAACGGCATGTGCGGACCTTCGCAGCAGGAAAAAGCAATCTCGGCGAGTCAGCAGCAGATGTACGACACGCTGACGCAGAACTACAACACCGCATTCGCGCAGCAGCAGAACATCACCAGCGCTCTGACGTCGATGTTTCAGCCGATCCTTGCTGCCGGACCCACGCAGGCGGGATATTCGCAGGCGCAATCGGATGCCCTCAACACAGCGGCGGGAGAGAAGGTTGCGACCGACTACGCGCAGGCGCAGAGAGCGACGCAAAACATCCTCGCTTCGCGGGGCGGCGGCGATACCTTTTTGCCCGATTCGATCTCGGCAAATATCACCGCATCGACCGCCAACGATGCCGCCAGAGCGCGGGCCGCAGCGCAGAATTCGATCACGCAGGCCAACTATGCGCAGGGCTATCAGAACTGGAATACAGCGGCGAGCGTGCTAGGCAGTACGGCTGGCCTTTTGAACCCGAATACGTATGCTTCGACAGCCACCGGAGCGGGACAGGCGGCGAGCAGCACCGCGCAGGCGATGGCAGCGCAGTCGAATTCGATATGGAACTCGGCGATCGGAGCCCTCGGCGGGATCACCGGAGCGGCCCTCGGCAACCCGTCTGGAATCCTCTCAATGTTCGGCAAATCAGGCACGGCAGTACCGTACAGTTTCAATCCAACCCTCACCACCGTGCCTAGCACTCTGACGAGCGGAATACCTTACATCCCATCGGTAGGATCGGTGCCGTATGCCGCTGCCGGACAGTACCTCGGAGGCTGATTATGGGAAGCACAACAACCTTCGCTCCACCACCTGATCCAATGGCTACCGTTGACCCTAGCGGACAGATGATCGCGCCGATGGCTGTACCGCAGTACGCGCAACCGGGCATGAGCTACGCTCCGCAAGGGGCGCACATGGACCCAGAACTGCAGGCGGCGTCAGTCCATCACGGAAGGCTCGCAACGGCGCTGAACGCGGTGGGAAACATCCTCGGCGGGGCGCGGAATTACAACCTGCAGACAAACCCCGATGGCACCGTCGATATCCAGCCCGTCGAATCGACGCCGGGGCAGAAGTGGGGGCGCATCGCTGCAGCCGCTCTGCAGGGCGCAGCGACAGGCTTTGCCGCAGGACAGGGACCGGGCGGGCAGGCCCGCGCCTTCGCCGCTGGACTCGATCGCTCCATGGCGGCGACGCAGGCGCAGCAGGACAAGACGCTGCAGGAGGCGCAGCGGCAGGAGAACCAGAACCGGCAGCGCCAACTCTTCAACGCGAACATGGCGATGACGCATCAGCAACTCATCAAGGCCACCTTCGACAATCAGGCGTCGAAAGTGAGGTTTGGGCAAGAGCAGGTAAAGTTCGCGACCGATCTAAAAAAACAGTTGAACGACATGGGCGCGACGCTGGCGGGAGACTACAGCACGCCGGACGAACTCTATGCCCACGCCAACGGCAACCCGCAGGCGATCGATGCGCACGTCGGCAAGAACGGAATGCTTGTCCCGGTGCCGACCTATGACGCTTCCGGCAATGTGACCGGAGGCAGTCTCTACATCATTCCCGAGGATCGACGGAAGCAACTGAACGATATCGCGATCGATATCCCATTCACTACGACCGTCAACAACGCGCAGGGCAAGGCCGAAACGAAGACGGTATGGCAGCACATCGACAAAGGCATGATGGACTGGGAACACATTATCGCAGCGCAGCAGCAGGCGCTTGTGCAGGGCAATAATGCGACGATCTCTGCCGCACAGCTTGGCCTTCAACAAGACGCGAATCAGCGAGCGGAGGAACTTGCGCCGCATACGATCGCGAACGTTGACGCAGAAACACAGGCAGCGCGGGCTCAGGCTGCGAACGCAGGGACGGGGACGCTGCAAATGGTAGAGACACCGGATGGCGGCTCTGTGTTGCTCAACACCAAGACGGGAACCGTCTCCGCGCCATCTACCAGTGTGCAGAAAATAGGCACTGCAGCAAAGCAGGCGGCGGCGATCGAGAAGCAGATAGGACCAGCAAGAGATGCGATGAACTTTGCTAATAGCTATCTCGCTATGGGTCCGGCTCACTTCACCGGAGCGGGAGACGAAGCGCTGATGGAGAAGTATTTCGAACTCGCCAAGCCTTCCAGCGGCTTCAGGATGACGCAATCGCAACAGGACATGCTTAAGAATTCGCAAGATGCTTTCAATTCGCTGAAGGCTCGCGCTGGCCACCTCGCACACGGCACATGGTTCTCTGACCAGCAGCGGCAACAGATCGTCGGCGCTATGGCCGACCTCGCGAGATCGAAGGCTGCAGGAGCGGCAGCGGTCCATGGCGGCGGCGTACCGCAGCCTGCAGCCCCGGCAGCAGCACCGCCGCCAGCGGTGGGAGCGATCGTTGACGGTCACCAATTCCTCGGCGGCGATCCGAGCAATCAGGCGAATTGGAAGGTGGCCCCGCAATGAGCACAGCAGGATCGCCATGGCTGCGCTATCAGGCGCAACCCTCACCAACGCCGACACCAGCGGCACCGCCTGCAGGAGCGCCCGCAGGAGCGCCATGGGAGCGCTATCAGGCGCAACCGACAACACCAGCGGCAGCGCCCGAGCCGTGGGATGCCCCGCTTACCACACCGGCCCCGGTAGACAATCGCTCTTTTGGCCAGAAGTTCGTCGATTCGCTGCATGGCGATCCAACCAAATCCACCGGATCGGATGTGCTCGATGCCGTTCGCGACTTCGGCACCGGCACAGCGGCAGGATTTTCGGAAGTGCCGGCGACGATCGGCGGTGTGGTGCATCGCATCGGCGGCAACCTGATCGGCGATTCCGATCGCGTCACCGACGCTTTCAAAAAAGCCACTACGGATACACCGGACACATTAGCGGCGAGCGGCGGCAAACTCTTCGAAGGCGTGGCTGAATGGATCGTCGGCGAAGGCGTGCTGAAAGGTCTGACGCAGGCGGGCCGCATGAAAAAACTCGCGCCAGTTGTCTCGATGCTGGAACAACACCCGAAGATTGTCGAGGCAACGCTCACGCATCCCGAGGTGTTCCGCTACCTGCCGGACGCGATCCGAGGCGGCATCCTCGGCACCACGCAGACCGCAGCCCATGGCGGCACCGCTGGCGAATCGCTCGAATCAGGATTGCTCGCAGGCGCGACAGGTTACGTTGTGCCGAGCGTGGCTCGTGGCGTTATGCGTGATCTCGGCAGAGTCGCCGAAGAGGTGCAGCCGACTGTACGCGATCTCGAAGGCGCACGTTTCCGCGTGCTGGCGTCGGAGGCTCGCGGGCCGAATGGTGAGATCATCGCGACACCGCGAGCGCAGGCCGCTGCCGACATCGCGAACGAGTCAGTCATACGCGCAGAGCGACAGGGCGCATTCAAGCAACTGCACACGAATCTCGCGAAGCGAGGCGTCGAGCAGGGACTACAACAGACCAACGACGTTATCAATGCATCGGGATCAGTCTCGCCGAATATCCGTCCGACGAGCTTCGCGGGAGACTGGCGCTATATCCCCCCGGATGGATCTACAGCGCTCACCGGCGATGAAGCGCGATCGGCGATGAACGAAATCAGAGATCAATGGCTCAGTCGTGATTGGACCCCGGAACAGGACACAAGATTCCAGCAGGCTTACAACGACATACGAGATCAGGTTAAGCGCAGTGACAACTTTGAAGCTTCACAGGGGCTCAGGGCGCACGATGCCGCAGGCGCAGCGCGAGGAGTAGAGAACTATCGCGATGCTGCTGACCTCTTCGATAGAACTTCGAATGCAAAGATGCAGCACATCGGTGAGCTTCGCTCGCAATATGACCAACTGATTCAAGCCCGCGACGATGCCCAAAATGGCTACTATCGCGCATGGAATCGCGGCGAGGACAGCGCCAAGGCTCTTGCATTAGTCAACGCATCCGATAAAGAACTCGAAAACTTCGTCAATAGCGATGCCGTGCAGGGACAACTCGCACCGGGCATTGCGAAGCGTGCCGCCGAAGAGCAGAGGCTATCGAGCGCATTCCGACGCCTGCAGAACGTCACCGATCGAAGCTTCAACCTGCCGACCGATACCGCAGAGCAGATCAATCAGCCGCGTCTCGCAACCCGTCTCGGATCGCTCGCGAACGACATCGAAGAGATCAAGACGCAGTATGGCGATGTGCTCAATCCGGTGCTTGGCGATCAGGGGCTCAATCACATCACCGAACTCGGCGAGCTTCTGAAGACGCCAGCGCAACAGGATGCCGCCAAGGGCTACATCGACAGCATTCTATCTACCGTGAAAAAGCACTATCAGGGCGGGCGTGGCGCGGCAGCGGTAGGAGCTACGGCACTATTAGCGCATCATCTGGCGGGGCTCACAGGTGTGGGCACCGTGGCGGCTGCAGGATTAGCGGGAGAGGCGGGCTATCGGATGGTGCTGCGCAAGCTGGCCACTGATCCAGAACTGGCAACACGCTTCATCTCTGCAATGAGAAACGGAACGCCAGCGCGGATCGCCGGACCCCTCATGGCTTCCATGATTACAAACATCAACCGAATCGTGCATCAACCGGAGCCGACGAATGCCCCAAGCCAGTGAGATCGTTTCGAATCTGCCGCGCACAGGGCAGAGCTATGACGACGAGATGAACGTGCGCCAGTCGTACGACAATGCACCGGCATATCGCCCGGATGTAAAAGTCATCGATCTCGAAGAGGCCGCAGGATCGCGCTTCGAGATGAACTATGCCGCTGCCGCAGAGCAGCGCATCGAGAATCAGGATCGTTTCATGGGCCGCGAGAATGAGCGTCGGCGCTTCGTCAATTTCATGCACCCGCATAAATTCTTCCGGCAGCTTCGACGGGCGGGCGTGGATGCGCGAATCGAGGCACCGAATTTCTACGTCTGGAAGCCGGACGATAAAACCGGCAAGCTGATCCAGATCAAACGCGAGCGCAGCCATGGGCGGCTCTGGTTGCATGATGACGTGATCGAGGATCGCGTCGGCGTGAGCGCGAGAGTGTTCGATCTTGAGACGCAAACATGGTCGATCAGGCCGGTAACTTGGCTTCAATACCCGTATGGTCCCGAGTGGAGTCTCGTCAACTTCGACGAATACGACGTGCCGATGGGCGAGCGCTGGCGCGGCTGGCGCACGGCGCTGCTGCATCTGATCCTCGCCGATGTCATCACCGAGGCCGAATCAGTGAAAGCCTTCGGCAGGGTAGGGCTCAACGACATCAGCGTGTATTACCGCAAGATGCTCGCGCACCATCGTCTGCGAAAGGCGGGACTGATCCGATGATCCGGCACATCCACAACTGGCCCGAACTCGTTGCCGCGATCAACGAGATGAACGAAGTGAAGTATCCCCGCGAGGGACGCGTGATCGTCTTCCATGACACCGGCGAACAAACATACCGCTTCGTCATCAGCGATCACGGTCTATCGAAGCTGCCGAGCGACAAGCGCGGCAACGAACTTTATCCCGAGGTGCTGAGATGAAAGCCTCAATTCTGCTATTCGCCGTCTTCATCGTCGGATGTGGGCAGCGCTTTCACATTGCGAGTCCAACCTTCGAAAAGGCACCGGAGCTAACCTGCGTGATCTTCATCCAGAGCGACAAACTAAGCGATGAGCTTGCGAAGACGATCGCCACTGTCTGCCGTGACAACGTGAAAACCGTAATGGAGCCGAAGGCGCTGAAGCCATGACCTATGAAAATTACATCAAGGCATCTCTCACCACGTTCGCCGCGAAGGAAGGTCTGCGCTATGGATCGACCGATTGCCCGCTCGCAATTGCGCAAGCCATCGCGAACCGTATTGCCCAAGGCTGGCAGGGCGGCGACTGGCTCAAGGTGATCGAGGATGCCGATCGCGTGCGCGGCACGGTCTACAAAGAACCCTATGAGATCGAGTATCGCGGTCATGCCTTCCGTCAACTGCTGACGGCGATCGAGGATGTGTATCACGGCGTCGCAGAGTCGAACATCAACGTGGACGGCACGCCGGGGCTCTACTACTGCGAACTGCACAACGTCACCTCGCCATGGTTCTACAAGAACATCATCGAGAGGCCCGACGATCATCCACGCATCGCCAAAGTGGGAGAGCTTACTTTTTTCGCGTGAGGGAACTATGCCAACGGTCACAGGTCAACTATCGGCGGCAGGCAATAACGGTGCGGTGGCGGGCAGCGTCGATGTCATGCTCTGCGGCTACGGCTCGCAGGTGCCTCGCGTTGTAGGTCAATCGCTCGTTGCAGAGATCGAAACGATGACGATCCAAGCGGGCGCGGACGGACGCTTCTCCTTCACTTGTGCGGCGAACGATCAGATCAGTCCCGCAGGCACGTTCTACACCGTGCGCGTGCGCGATGCGAACGGCGACACCGCGCAGATCAATGCGTATCGCTTCAACGCAACTCCGGCAGCGTATGACCTCAACACGCTCGCGCCGATCGATCCCAACATCCCCCCGGCCCCGCTGCCGCCACCGGCACCTTACAATAACTGGCTTTGGGTGATGGGCAATCCCCCGCAATTCGATGGGAGCCAATACACCACGCTTGGCTACCAGTTGCCGGACAATGATTCCGAAGTCATCACTCCACCGGCGATGACCGGAATCATTCCCGGCAACCTGTACACGTTTTTCATCGCACAGAATGCGCAGGGCATCGGGCAATTCCACTGGCCACCGAACATTCATAACGGCACGGACATTCCCTTCGGTGCGCTCTTCGGCGTTACACAAACATTCGTCGCAACTGCAGCCGCCGACGCTCTCTACGCGATCGGACCCGGAGCGTATGACTTGGCATGAAAAAACTCAAGCTGAAGATCATCAAACGCGAACGTCCGATGCCGAAGGCACAGCCGGTGCTTACGCGGCGAATCAAGGTCATCTCTCAAGGCCAAGCGCCGATCTTCGACGGCTCTGAGGCCGAGACGTTCGAGGTGCATCTACCGATCCCGCAAGGATCGATCGCACGCAATATGAATCCGGGCTATATCTACGTCTTCATCATTCGGCAACCATCGACCGGACACCAGAATTTCAACTGGCCCGCGAACTGCCGAACCGCAGCCGAGATCGAGCCGCAGGCGAATGCGATCACGATTCAAAGTTTCATCGCGAGTGACAACGGGAGCGTGCTGCGAGAAAACATCCCCGGAACATGGTGGAAAGGATAAAGACGATGAGCACAAGAATGGCACCAGTCAGCGTCGATCGCATCAACAACGAAGTTTATGTGGGACAGTTGCTCTTTCCTGATTCGATCCAGAGCGCGGTGAATTATGCCGTGAGCCTCGGCGTTCCCATGGATGTGATCGTGCCGCAGGGCTACACCGGAAGCGAGTCGATCGAGGCAATCACAGGCGGCAATTTCAGCGTCATCATCATCGATGAGCGCCGAGGGCAGCGCCAGCCTTATCTCTGGTATAACGGCGCATATATCCCCGAGCCGATGGCGCAGCTTGGCGGCATCTCAAGCTTCCAACTGAATCACTATCTCTTCGCTGGCACCGGCAGGCTCACGACGATCCAGAGCGCGATCGATTATGCGGTGACGTGGGGCGGCAGCTATTTCATCCTGATTACGACCTTCTACAGCGGGACGGAGCAAATCTCCGATCTCGTGGGAGCGAACAACGGAATCTTTCTCTCGGATCAGCGCACCGATCAGGTGATGAATTACCACTGGAACGGATCGACCTTCGTCCCGGCAACACTCATCATCCCGAACGATGTCACGATCCCCGGCAACCTTACCGTTGCGGGCTCGACGACGCTGCAGGGACCGCTCAATGCAGCGAACGTCAACGTCAGCGGAGCAACCTACGTCAACACGCTTACATCGTCCGGGCTCGCCGATCTCGCCAGTCTCAACGTGAGAACAACGGCGGCGATCGTAGGCGACGCGACGATCGGCGGCGAGGCGAGGATCACAGGAGCGGCACGCATCACCGGCAACGTCTATGCGGCGAACGCGTACGCGACCGGCGAAGTGCAGGCACCGACGATCCGGGCCGATAACGCTACGCTCGCGAACATCAGTGGAACCGAGGCGCATTTCACGGAATGCTTGGTCGATGACTCCCCGGTGAGAACGTTCGCAAACTCTGGCGGCGGCGACGGCATGATATGGCCGACCGCAGGCATCGCAGTTTCGACCGGCGAGGAATGGGTTCATCCCTCGCTCGATCCGGCGAGCCTGCTTTATATCCCGATCACGAACAGCCCGCAGCTATTCACGACAGCCGGACTCTATCTCGGCTTCTTGGGAGGAAAGAGTCAGGTTTACAACCAAAGTGGCAGCGGTACGAATGTCGGCGGCTTCGACTGGTACAGCGTGGATGCCAATGGAAATAGATTGCTGCTCGCGCAATTTTCATCGGGGCAGTTCCGCACATCGGCAGTTGTCGCTACAGCGACCGTGGGAGGCGACCCCGTTCCTAACTCGATGTGGATGGATAACTTCGGAGGAATGGGAAGGCTGATT